TCAGTCAGCCAAGCCGGCGTCGCGGTGCACGATAGCACCGAGAATCGCGGCGTACACGCTGCCGACTTCCTCTGCGCAGGATATGCCCAGCTTGTCCGCGCGGTCTTCCTTCGCTTGCTCGGCCAGGTCGCTGATGCCAAGCGCGATTGTCTGCTGCGGATGGAAGGACGCTGACTGTAAAAGCCCGCCCAACCTTTCGGCGGGCAGGCTTGCACTGTCGGAACTGGAGAGTGTCATGTCGACAGCCCCGACAGGTCGGAAAGGGGTCGCTGGTTAACGGCGCGAGATCAGCAGGCAAGCCGGCGCAGGTCACGATCATAGGTATCTTCGTCGCTAAGCACTTCGACGCAGCGCTTCTTCATCCGAGTGACCTGGGCGTTCGACATATCGCCGACAACGCTAGCCAGATTCGGGTTGCTCGGAGCGGTCGGGTTGCTGGGGTTGGCGGCTGGATTGGTTCCAACGCCGACATTTACTTCGGTACCGACCCCGGTGACGACACCGTCATTGGCGCCGCCGGTGCCGATGGAAGCAGTCGCTCCGCCATGACTGCCGCTTTTGGTGCGATGTCTTTCACCAACTGAGAAGACCAAACTGACGGAACTTTTGCCGTGGAATCGTGTTCGTTCGAGCATGACGAGAATAGCCGACCTCGGACCGCCTAAGCCCGGTAAGCCACATGATCCTCACTTGCAAGAGCATTTCCATGTCTGCCCCATCTGCGGCCAGCAGGTCGACCGGCGCGACTTCCGCCAGGTCATGTGGCACCAGCAACCAGATCACGAGCCCCTGGAGTTCGACCAATGAGCGCCAGCCGCCCGCGGCTCATTGATTGCCGCGTCGATGCGTTTGCCGAAAATGTCGGCCATAGAACGTGAATAGGTGGCGGTTAGGTGGTCACCGTCGCGCCAGACAAAAACATTGCCGATGACCGCAGGGCAAATGTTGCTGGGGCATACGATGTCGCTGAAGTCGACGAGCGGTACATGCGGGTAAAGGCGCTGCGCAACGACTAGCGGATCATGATCGCGTACCGATTTATATGGAACGGAGCAGTGGCGGTCCCGAGCCATGCATCGCTCCGGATTCGTTGCCCAGAATGGTGTGTCGGCTATTACCACCACCTTGATACCCAAGTTCTCGATGCTGCGCCACAACTGCGTCAGCGTATCGGTGACCGGCGCTTGGCTACCATCCTCGGGAAAAGCCCTCAAAGTGTCTCGCTGCCCCATAATCACAATGGTCGGCTTCTGCTCTCGGATAATACGCAGAAGGTGTTGCCCCCAGCTAAGGCATTCCGGAAACGGCCGACCGCCTCCAGGCCCTACGATCATGCTCGGGAATAGCGGGCAACCAAGCTTGGTAAAGCTCGTCCCATTCCAGCCTCGCTTCGATGCCGTCTCCGCAAAAGCCGGAACCCACTGGTCGGCGTGCGAATCTCCAACCAGAAAAACCTTGGTCTGCCCCTTTGGGTCGCCAAACTGGCAACCGATAGGTTCGCTATCGTCGCGAGACAGCCGGCATCCATCTGTTTGCGGCTTATCCTCCTTTATCGTCGGCAACGAAGGAGCATAGGCCTCTACGGTCGGCACCGGCCTGTTGGTGAACAATGACCTAGCCCCTGGATAGTCGGTCGGATTGTCCGAGATCAAGGCTTGTTGCCGAGCAATTTCCGTCGAAACGGCGAAAAAGCCGATGAGGGGCACGAGCAAAACCGGGGCAAAAATAGCCAGATCGACGAGCCGGAAACGTGCCGGCAACGATGCCCGAAAGCGGAAACGGTCTTCGACAAAAATCTTGGTGGCCGCGGCGAGACCAACGCTTGCAGTGAGGATAGCCGCGCCACCCCAAAGGCCGATCGCATCGCCACTTTGCTGCGTGAAAAAGACGATGATCGGCCAATGCCAAAGGTAGAGCGAGTAAGAGATGTCGCCGAGGAATTGGAACGGTCGTGTCTTGAGCAAAGCAAAGGCGCTGAACGACGACTGGCTTTGACCGGAAACGATCACCAGCGCAGCCGCAGCTGTCGGCAACAGCGCCGCGTAGCCGGGGAAGGGTGTCTCGGCCGAGAACAGAAAGGCGGCTGCGAGAATCGAGGCGATGCCCGTAAACCCCAACAACCGCCGCGCTCGTTCCCCGATCCGAGTGTCGGCTGACGCCGGCACGATGAGACACAGCAGAGCGCCGAGCGCCAGCTCCCAGATACGAGTGTGAGTGACGAAATACGCCCGCGCCGGGTCAACAACAGTGAGCCATACTGAGGCGGCAAGCGAGACGATTAAGATTGCGCCTAGCACGGCAACCAGCATGGGCCGCCAAGGCCTGCGTACCTTTCCTGAAAGCCACAGCACGCCGATGATCAGCCCCGGCCAGACAACGTAGAATTGTTCTTCGATCGACAGTGACCAGTAATGTTGGACTGGGCTCGGCGCGGTCGTCATCGCCAGGTAATCAATCGCCTTCGCGGCGAGCCGCCAGTTCTCCAATTGGAAGGCGCTGTGCACTAATTCGTTTGTGCCGTCCCTCCAAAGGGCCGAGGGAAGCCAGAGCGGGGTCGCCAAGGCCACCAGCAGAAGCACAAGCATCGCCGCAGGCAACAGGCGACGCGCCCGGCGAATATAGAAAGCAAGTAGGTCAATTCTTCCTGTGCGGTCTACCTCCCGCAGCAACACGCCTGTGATCAAAAACCCAGAAATGACGAAAAACACGTCAACGCCGACATAGCCGCCAGGGACTAGCCAAGGCCAGACGTGGAACACAGCGACTGAGCAGACAGCGATAGCACGCAGCCCTTGAATCTCAGGCCGGAAATTCAACTTAGTCAAATACTTACTGCCGGTTGCTGCTAGGCTCGCGCTACACAGAATGAAACGAATGTCGACAGTACGGAACAAGTAGCCCAATAACAATCTCAGGTACTCAATTTCGCATCGGCTCGGGCCAGAAAACAGAAAAGCCCGCCCCGGCGAAGGCGAGAAGGGCGAGTAGGAAGTCAAATAGATACCGTCGTCAGGGCGCCGGCGGCACCCGATGCTCCGCCCGGTCCAGCCGCTCGAGGATGTCGCGGATCACATCGCGCTGATTGTAGACGCTGGCAGTTGCGGCTTTCATCTCGTCGATCTGGCGCTGCTCATCGGCGAAGCGCTGATCGTAGTTTTGCCAGACGCGCTCATGTTCGGCGCGCGGAACCAGGCCGCCGCGGATGTCAGCAATCGCAGCCTCGGTGCGCAGACGGTCTTCCGCCCCACGATCTGTCCGCCATTTCATCTCGGCTTGGGTGACCATCTTGTCGACAACGACGCTCAAAGCGTCCTTGACGTCGCTGACGTTCTCACGGATCGGGGCGAGCGCTTGGCTGCCCACGGCCAGCAGGATTGCGAACGAGACGCCGATCGCCGACCAAATGACAGGCCATTGCGTCTTGGAACTCCCACGCAGCTCCGTGGCCAGCGAATTCACCGCGCCTTCGATGTTGCGAAAGCCCGTGTTCATGTTGGAGCGCAGATCCACGATGTCGCGGCCCTGGTTCTCCACCCGCTCGCTCAGACGGGCATATGACGCCAATGGGTCGAAAGGGACTGACTGTCCGTTGTTCATGTCATCCGCCATTCTGTCCGCTATGCCCCGTTTCATGCACCGCTTACGGCCGCCAGCCGCAAAGCTTTTGACCCTTTTCGTTGTGGGCCAAGACCTGGCTCACCTCGCCATCCGAAAGCGCCGCGATGGCTTCAGCGGATGGGCGGATCGGGTGCTCCACCGCGCAAAACGAGCCGCCTGACGTCGCGCAGCCGGCAATCGCGATGAGCACCGCAAGGGCTATTGCTTTGGTGACCATTTGCCCAGCCTCTCCCGGTTGACGCCCGGCACGCGGCCGGCGACGGCATCATCGATCTTGTCAGCTTCGGTTCCGGCGGCGGCATTGTCTGCTGCCTGCTTATTCCGCTCAGCCTTGGCGCCGGCAAGCCGCTGTTGAAATCCGAAGCCAAGGGCGCCGATGATCGCCGCTCCGATGGCAAGGACGGTCGGGTTGCTCAGGAACCATGCGATGACCGCACTCATAGCGGCCACCAGAACCAGACGGCAAACCCGGCGATGATAGCCAGGCTGACAGCGCCAACGGTGCGCAGCAGGCGGTCGAAGGCCGGGATGAGCAGTTCTCGGAAGCCTTCCATCACTCAGCCACCTCCGCCTTGATCTGGCGCACCGCTGCGACGATCTGGGAGCGCAGCAGAAGCAGGATCAGGAGGAACACCAGCAGCACGACGCCGCCGGCGAGAACCGCCTGCCAATCCATGCCGCCGAGCCAGCCGAGGCCGATGGCGCCGGAACCGAAGAGCCCGGTCAGCCAGGACAGGAAGCCGGATTTCTCCTTGACCTTCTGCTCCACCTTTTCGGGGACAACGGGTTTCGGGACTTCCACCGGCACTTCCACACGAACAGGCGGCGGCGCATCGGGCAAAGCGGCCATTTTCATGGCCTCGTCCCGCACTGAGGACACGCGGGACGACCAGCCCTTGCCGAAAGTCTTCCATGTCGGCAGACGCTTCAGGAAGGCCATACGCTGGTCGCAGACCTCGTCCACCACGGTAGCGCGCATCATGCCCTTCAGCTTGACCAGAGTGTCAGGGCCGATCTTCCCATCTTGCTTGGCGCCTACGACCGCCTGAAGGCACTTTGCAGCACGTCCCGGCCCGGAGTTCACCGCATAGTCAAACAGCGCGTAATCGACGCCGCCTGGCAACTGAGCGCCGGCCACGGCATCCCAGTAGAAACGCCGGTAGACCGTCGCGACTTGGTCATCGCTGATCTTGCGCAGATCGGCCTTGGTGGCGTCCGCCTTTACGTAGCGGCGGAAATTGGCCAGCGTCACGCCCTTCATGGTGGCGCCGCCGGGATCGGCCGGATTGTCCGACCAGAGCCCTTCCGATTTGAGAACGAGCGAGAGCGCCCGCGCGAAATTGCGGTCCATGTGTAAGCCTCTTGAGGTTGCATTTGAAAGAAGGTAACCGCTATTTGGCGGTCAGGGCGGGATGTCTAAATGTCAGTATTCTCTAAGTGGTTCAAAGACGCGCGCGCGAAACTGCCCGATAATGTGTCGGTCGGCCGCCACACCTATGGCGTCACTTGGCGGAAGGTGCTTTTTCCGACTAATGAAGCCCCTTTAAATGTGGGAAGCTTCTGCTCTGTTGCTGGCCAAGTCCTGTTCATGTGCACCGGCCAACACCAGACGAAGAGCGCCACTTCATTCCCGATCTATAGCCGCGTCCTGAAGCAGCCTGAGCCTTTACCCAACGCTGGGAAGCCTGGGGGTATCACGATCGGCAACGATGTTTGGATTGGCCACGGCGCCATCATATTGCCAGGCGTGACAGTCGGCGACGGCGCTGTTGTGGGTGCCGGCTCCGTCGTCACCAAGTCTGTCGAGCCCTATGCGATAGTGGCCGGCAATCGCGCGCAAGTTGTACGCAGCCGGTTCCCTGCTGATACCATTGTGCAATTGCTGGAAATACAGTGGTGGTTGTGGGACGATGATAAGATCAAGAGCGAGGCAGCTACTCTCAGCGGTCCGATCGAGACTTTCATTGCAAAGCACGCCACTCGATGAGGGACGTTTTCGGTTATATCGCGTATGGCCAAAACGAACTTTACCATCGCGGCGCGTTGCTGAGCGCACTCAAGCTTTTGTATCATTGTCCAGAAGCAAAGATCATTGTTGCGACGGACAGGCCCGAATTGTTTCTCGGCTATCCTGTGGAGACGCTGCTTCTCACCAGTGAGCTGAAAAAGGCCTGGTCGTTCAATGCCCGTTACCATTTCGGCATCAAAGCGAGGGCGATGATCGAACTTCTGAAAATGGCAGATCGGCTAATTTTCATGGACACCGACCATTACGCGACAGCAGACCTTACTGGCGGATTTGAGACCATCACACCCAAGCACTCCGTAATGCGGCGCCAGGAGAAGCCGCACAAATGGACCCCTGTCTTGGAAGGAAAGGACCTTCGTATCGGCGACTACGTGATGACGGGCCGAGAGCCTATGTGGCAAAGCGGCATCCTCGGCGTGCACCGCGCCAATCTTTCTGCCCTCGTCGATGCTTATCCGCCGATGCTTGCCGTTCACGAGATATCCAAGATCGACGCTGCTGAACAGTTCTGCATAGGCATCGCGTTATCCTTGGGGGAGCGGACGATCAGCGAGCATCAGCTCCAGATTGCGGACTACAACACCAGAGGCAAGAAGGCCTTTGCAGCGCCTCGTGTCCATCGGTTCTTCGCTGCCTACGGTGCCGAGCCGATTTCACGACAAATCCGGGAAGCTGGCCGATATCGTTTGCGCCGAACGCTGATAGATATCATTCGCCAAAAACTTACGACGTGAGAATGACGGCTGGATCGAGACCAAGGGCACGAACCAGGCCGATCGCATCAGGGTCATCGCAGTAAATTTCCGGGCGATCGGGTGCGAACCAGCGTGCGAAATAGACCGGGTTGCCAGTTAGCATGGCATACGCCTGAGGCATCTTGCCCGCATCTATGATCCGAGCTTGCACAACAGATTTCAGAATCAAACGGCGCAAGACTGGCTGCTCGCTCCAAGCGTTGCCGTTCCAGATTTGGCGCGCGTCGCCGGGCGCCTCGGGCACCTCTATGCCATTTTCAGGCAGCACGACGCCTTCACCGTCGAAGCCGCCGAGATAGACGCCATCGGCGTCGACGAAAAATTTGGTCATATCTACCGGTCCCTTACCCAGAAATTGTGATTGATGTATGTGTTGGCCAAGCACGCTCTTTTTGCGATGAGGCGAAGATGTTCTATTTGGGGTTGGCGATCGGCTTTGCGTTGGGCGTCGTCGCTATGTCAGCTGTCGTTTACTATTGGACGCACCACGATGATTTTGAGATCAGGCGAGGGGAAACGCGGTAGGCGCATGCCTTCTCGGCACCGATTTAGACGGGCAGATTTGACCGAATGAACTCATGCTTCTTTTTGGCCGCTGACGCGGAATATTTCCCGTACGCCTGCCTTGCAGCGCGTCGGATCACAGACGTTTCGACGCCGATCGATGGCTACCTTCTTTATACCGGAGTTCGCCAAGAGGATCTCGGTATCGGCCAGCGTATATTGAGCGGCCGCGTCGAATTGGTTGATGTCGCCGCCTTCATCGCGAATGCTCGATTTGAGGCCGCAAGCCACAGCATAGCAGCCTACGTTCGCCTCTTCTCCGATCGGTTGTCTGTTTTCACGGGCTACGATCGCATCGCATATTCAGATTCCGACGTCCTTTTCAACCGCGACATCAACGATCTGGTTGGGCAGCAATTGCGCGCCCCACTACTCGCCGCTCATGACGATTACATGTATTTCCGGCCATCATATCGCGAAAAGCTGGGCCTGCAGCCCGGCGCGCCATACTTCAATTCCGGCGTCGTCGTCATGGACATGAACTCGATTCGGGCTGACGACCTATTGGGGCTAACCCGCAAGACGGCCGTTCTCGGAAAACTGAACGATCAGAACGCGCTGAACATCGTCTTCGAGGGCAAGTGGCAGACAATGCACCCGAACTGGAACCTGCAATCACTCGGCACAAGGGAATTCCGGTTCGCCCATGCCTATGCCCGCCATTTCGCCGGCGGCAAGCCTTGGGGCAATCAGGTGGGTGTCGAACTAGAAGCCCTCAAAGTTTGGCGCGATCTGGCGAAGGACACGCCTTGGGCAGAACCTTTCAAGCAACTGATCCCATTTGAGCGAGGTGTCATCAAAAGGTTCAAGCGCCGATTTGATGGTCTGACGGCCATGGTATCGAGCAAAGAATACTATCAGCGACGCGCTCGCTACGATGGACGGAAGACGCATGCTTTATATTCAGCGCAAGCTGATGCTGGGGAAATGGCGATCAGTTTTCCGGAGGTTGTCGGCGGCTTCGCCTAGGCCCATGCCCTCACGACAATTTTCCAACTGCTGGCTGTGGCCACAAAACCACTACCACCGGCTTTGCTGATGTAATCGAAAACGGTGTTACCGATCCTGACGTTGATGTTCGTAGCATCCGGCCAAATACCATGCCCCTTGTTACCGGCACCGTTGCTCATGAACAGCGGAATTTCGTCACCGATAGCCCAGCCGTTATCTGCTGTGGAGCATTGTGCAAACATCCCATACAGTTTTGGCTTGACACCAAGACCGTGCGCGAGTGTCAGAAGCCCCCCTAGTGTGTAGGTCTGCTGCGCGCTCTCATAGGCTGTTTGGAATTTAGCGCCGGCGATCTGAAGGTATCGCGCATCCTGTTCGGCCTGAGACCACTGGATTTTGTACCAAGCACCCCAGACGCCGCCATTCTGGTGGCGCCGCCAGATTGTCGTATTGGCTGCTGCTGCCGTGGTGAAGTCATAGACTGTCTGCGTCCTGTATCCGGCAGCACCGTGCGCTTCGATCGTGCCGATGTTCCACCCGGTGTTTGCCGCAGGGGCGTTGGCCGCCCCACTGCCCATATACCAGCCGTTGTCGAGCGCCGTGTTCCAATCGGCAATGGTCTTGGCCACCACGCCCAGGCGCGTCGGGAGGTTGGCGTCGGAGATTACGGCGATCGGCTGGCCTGAGGCGCGAACGTAAGACCGAATGCGCCAGTTGCCGCCACCGAGGGACTGCGCCACGGCGGTATCACCGGCAGCGGCAACGATGTTGGCGGCGCCCGGCAGGATGAGCGTGGCGGCATTATGGGTAAGCGTCGCCGCTCCGGAGAAGGTCAGGAACCGCAAGACGCCGCTGGGCAGCACGCCGAAAGCGGTGATCGCCGCCGCGCCCGACACGGTGACGGAGACACCGGTTGCCGCGGCCAGATCAGTCGTTGCGGCTGATGCGATGACACTGCTGGTCGTATGCAGAGCATCATTGCCACCGACCGCCGAGCTCGCGCCCGTGCCGCCCATCGTGATCGGGCGCGGCGTGTTCATTATCGACAGGAGATCGGCCAGGAAGGCGTTGTATTTCCCGCTCTCGATCGTCGTGTTCGGAATCGCCGTTGTGTTCGGCGGCCATGACGTGACGCCGGCTCCATTCATAGGCATTGGCAGCACCTTTTGCTTTTTGGGGGATTGGTTTATGTTCCGCGCCCATGCGCGTCAGAATTCTTCAGGTCATCGCTGCCGTGATCACGATCGTGATCCTGGTCGCTTTTCGCGACGCCCTGAAATGGTGGCTTGATCAGATGTCGGAGGACTTCATCTCCGGGCTGTTTTTCGGTGTGTTCGGGATGCTCGCCATCTTCCTGGGTCTAATGCTGTGGGAGCGCCGTGCGTTGGCCCGACGAGAGCAGCAGCGCGCGAGAGACTTTATCGACCTCTGACGCGTTCACACGCGAGCCACGGCCAGCGCGAAGAAGCGCCTCAAGCACTTCCGGATCGTTGCTGGTGAGGATCTTGGCCATAGCGCTGCGCGTGGCTTCGTTCTTGATGCCGCTGAGTGCTTCAACGACCGCGTCAACGCCTTTCATGGCCGTGGCACGGGCCGCCCCCGCCATCCCGCCTGCCATGAACGCCTGGGGCACACCAAAGGCCTCGGCGCCGGAGCCGGTAAGTTCCTGCTGCGAAGCCTGGCGGGCGGCGGTGAGGGAATTCCGCGTCACAATGTCGGTGGTGTCGGCGAAATGCTTTTCGCGGTCGAGAAGGCCGATGATGCGGTCGGCGCGGTCCTGGCCGAAAAGGGTTGCAAGACGACTGCGGTTCCAATCGCCTTCGCCCTTGATGAGGCGCTGAAGGGCAACGCGGTCGTTTGCGTTTGTCCCCACGATGCGCTCAATCTCGGCGCGCGCGCCCTCGCGCAGCCGCACAGGCACGGCGGACGGGCCGATCTGCATGCCTTGCGGCAACGCGCCTTCCTGCACCTCCTGGACGAGCTCGCCGGGCCTCGGCGCTTCCCGGCCGCTGGACAGCACCTGTTGCCCGCGTCCGACCGCCTCCCGCTGGCGGGCCAGCTCGGCAAATTTGCTGTCGACTTCTTTGATGCCGGGCACCGAAGCGCGCAACTCGTCATCGACCGCCTGCCGGGCCGTCTGTAGGGCATTCCGCGCGTTCGTTTCCTGTGTCGTTTCCAGCATTCCGTCGATAGCCTTGCGGGTCTCCAGCAAGGTTACGGGATTGCTTTCCAATTCCTGGGTGCCGGTGCGGTTCAGCATCGTGCGGACACGCTGGAGACCACGCTGCGCTTCACCGCGAAGGGTCTGGATTTCTCGGTCAAGATAGGTGGCGATCGGCCGCGTGTTGACCGGCGATGCGTCGGCAAAGGCGGCCCGATATTCCGGCGACAGATTGGCCTGGTTCGCCTCGATGCCAGTGTTGATGCGCGACGGGATAGGGGCTGGGCCAAGTTCCTGGTCGATCGTGCTGGTGATGCGCTGGTTTGCACCGGCATTGCGCGCGTCGACCGCCTCGCGAACGATGGCTTTGCCTTCTCCGGGCAGTGCCGCCAAACCACCAGCCTGCGAGCGAAGATTTTCGCCTAGATCCATGATCATGCCGCCGGGGCCGAGCTCGTTCATCTGATCCCGTGCGCCAACGTCAAGCGCGTCGCGCCCGGCCGCCCTTGACAGCATCGCCGCGGCAACCTTGTCGATGCCAAGTTCCTTGGCTGCACCGCCAAGGTTCCAGCCATCGGCAACATACTTGACGCCTCGGCCGACGAGAGGCCCGATAGCCGGGGCGAGCACGCCGAGGCCTGCGCCGATCAGCGCGCCCTTCTTGGCTTCAGACCAGTCCCCTCCGGATCGCACATAGGCGTCCGCGCCATTGATCGCCCCACCGGTGCCTACACTGGCCGCCAAACGCAGTGGCGCCGACGCCACGCCAATACCGAAGGCCCCAGGAGCTGCTGCCATCGCGGGTATGGTGCCCGCGACAGCGCCTGTGACTTGTGACGCCTTGTCGAGGTTCGGGTTCATCGACTTTTCAGCGTCTGTGCCCGCCTGAATTCGCTTCAGTACCTGGTCATAAGTCTCATCGGACACTCCGGCGATGGTCGCCGCTGCGGCGCGGTCTACGCCACCCCTGATCATGGGGCCGACGATCGGGATGCCCTCCAAAATGCCGCCCGACGTGGTGCGCATTTTGCTCAGCGCGTCATCACCCTCGATCCTGTCGGTGAGCGCATTGTAGCCAGGTGGTGCGAAGGCAGGAACGCGGTTCGGCTGCAACGTCTCTTGATCGACCCCGGCAATCGCCCGCTTTTGCTCGGGTGACAGCGCATGCATCTGTTGGGCGAGCCCAATGCCCGCTTGGGCGCGGGCATCCGGACCCAAGGATGCGCGCGCCTGTCCGAGGGCGCTCAGTGCGGTCTTTTCGTCGGGCGCATCGACTTCGTAAGTCTTGCCGTCCGCGCCTTGAATTTCGAATGTCGCCATTATGGTTTCACCCTGATCCGCACGCCGTTGCCGACATCTTTCCAGCCATCCGGATTTGGCGATGGTGCCGGAGCGTTCGGCTCGGCTGTCGTCCGGTCGACCGAAGCCTTTATGCCTTCCAGCATGCGCTTCAGCTCTTTGACGCTGTTGGCCGCCCTGTCACCCGCCCCGCCAGTAGCTGCGGTGTAGACCTGGCTCGGAAGGTTCCATGCCCCGCCGTCCTTGGTCACGTCGACAACCGGGTCGTAGATCATGTTTTCCATCAACTGGAGATCAGGCCCGTTGAGAACGCCCAGATTGAAGAGTTCCTTCATCTGCAACATGATGCCCTGGCGGACGGTGTTCAGATTGTCCTTGGACGCGCCGGGCATTGCCTCGATGCCGGTCTTGGCGACCAGCTCCGAATAGCGGTCGAGTTCGCCGGTGATGGCATCGAACGCCTGGTTGACCGAGGAAACCCGGTTCCGCTGTGTTTCTGTCGGCTTCATTGTGCCTGGGATGACGGCTCCTGCAGAAGGAGCGGCCGAAGGCGGCGCAGCGACGGCGGGAGCCGGTGCCCCAGCAGCAGGAGGCGCTACCTGAGCGGGCGAAGTCACTCCTGGCGCGGCTGGTGCGGCAGGCACGACACCACCACCGGGAGCCTGTAGCCATGCCGGAAGGTTGGGCGGCACCTGAATAGGCACCATGCCATCAGGCGTCTGCACCATCTGCGTCTTTGGCTGCGAAATGATGGCGTAGGCAGTCGCATATTCTCGCGAAGCGGGATCGGCGGTCGAGAGGATGTTCCAAGCTTGCGCATCGAGGCCGTTGCCTTCGAACTTCGTCGGGCCGCCGCCTGAAATGCTTTTCGTCTCGCCGCTGGCCGGATCGAACAGGGTGTCGTCATCGAGCTTTTGCCACTGCTTCGGCGGAACGGCCAAAGACTTTCGCGCAGCCTGAATTTGCAGCTGCCGCAAAGGATCGGCCTCCTGCATTTTCTGCTGGAGCATCATATTGGCCATCGCCTTTTGCTCGGGCGATGCCCACGGGTCAGCGGCAACCTGCATGATCTGCTGAATAGACGGACCGCCCTGACCGGGCTGGATAGCGCCGCCAGTGCCGCCAGCCTCTACCGGGATGCTGGCCAGGTCTTCCTGCGGAGACATTGCCTGAGCGACCTTCTGGACGCCGGGAGAGGCTGGCGAGGCCTGCTGGGGCTGCTGAGCGCCCGCGAGAGCCGCAACTACCGGCGACGGGGCTGCCGCTGCTGGTGCGGGCTGCTGAGCCGCGCTGAGGGCCTGCACGACGCCACCGCGACCGCTCAGCGGTTCCGGGCTCATCATTGTTGACAGCACGCGCTGGCCGGCCGGCGTGGTCGCAGCAGGATCGCCGGGGCCGGGATTGGGCAAAGGCGCATCAGCATTGACCGGAATCCATCCCTGATCACCAGTCGCGCCGGCCATGCCCGTTGTCTCGACAAACTGATAGGTCTTGCCGTCGGCGCCCCGGCGAACTTCACCAGCTGTGCCAGACCCTTGCGGAGCGCCTGGATAAGTCGGACGCGTTGCGGGTGCCATCGGGTCATTAGGATCGAGCGGAGGGAGGCCGCTGGGATCATACGCAGGAGCCGTGGTGCCGGGTGCCATGGCGGTGAGGGGTGCTGGGGCTGGTTTCATGCCAGCGGAGGGATAAAGCGAGGCAACCTGAACTGGGTCTTGTGACTGCTCCTGCACAGCCACCTGCGCTGCCTGTGCGGGTGTAGCGCCAGCGCCAAGCGCCTTCTGATAGGTCGCAACGAACCTGTTCGTGTTTGTGCCCTGCTCGATGCCACCGGGAAGGCTCGTCCACGTCCCGCTCAAGACCTTGCCGACGTTGGCGATTGCGTCCGGATCGCCGGATTGTAGAACGTCATCGAGCACTTGGCCCGTCTTGGCCTTGTAGGTCTTGGCGGCGAGGTTCCATGCCGCCTTGTCCTGGTTGACGGGCGAGAAGTCGGGCAAGCCTAGTTCCTTCGCCTCATCGTCCCATGTGGAGCCCAGAAACTGATATTTGCCGGCGGCCGACGAGGTGCGGCCAGCATTCGGCCCTGTTTGGATGCGCACCGCCTGGTTCGGATGGTGGGAGAAATCATCGAACTTCCCGCCGCCATAGATGACGTTGTAGCGACCGCCGCTTTCTGGGCCGGAAATCGTGTTGAGCAGCGCCTTCTGGTAGGGCTTTGCGTCCTGCCATGCGAGTTGGTCGCCGCCGTAGTCGGCCGCGCCGCTCGCGGAGGCCGCAACTGGAGAGCCCGGAGCCGCCGGGAAGGTGCCGGCGTTGATCATGCCGCCAAAAGCATCGGTCGCGTGGGCTTGTCCAGCGGTCTCTGCCGCGTCGGCGCGCCTGTTGAGCACATTCTGCACGATGCCATCGCCGAGCGCATTCAAGCCCTCGCCGATGTTCTGCGGCGCGCGCTGAGAAGACATCAGCGCCTGGACAATTGCCCGCTTCTTGGCGACTGACGCAGGCGTCTCGCCCTTCTCGGCATCGAAGATGAATGACAACGCCATGTCTCAGGCCCCCAGCGACAGAGCTTTGCCGTAGTCGACCTGGCGATAACCGTCAGGCCGGCGCGAAACAGCATCGGGTCGGACCTTCTCGACTTCGCTGGCCATGAGCCCAAGCCGCATCGGAGCGCCCTTCGCCTCGCCTTTGTAGTGGAACTTCCACAGCCCCATTTCCGGGGTGATGTCGGCGAGCCGTTCCTTGTCCTTTTTTGCGTCGTCGTCGGACAGTCCGATGAGCTTGCTGCCGAGACCAAAAAGACCACCGACCAGGCTTCCGGTCTGCGCGTTTTTTGCATTCACTGCGTCGACGCGCTGCTGGTAATTCTGGTTGATCAGCCCAGCGTTGTCGGTTGTCGGAATGGTGCTGCCGGTATAGCCGGCGGCCTGTGGCGAACTGACCTGCGAGCCGGAAAGCAGCGCCGTGATTTCGTTGATCGGCTGGTTGCGGATCGCCTGCCCTTCCGCGAACGCCTGCCCATGCCCCGAAAGGATTAGCTGGTTGTTGGCGTCACTGACGTTCTGGCCTTGCTGGGCCATTGCTCGGTCATAGGCGGCCGAGCCAAGTTTGATGCCCTGATTTGAGAGCTTTGTTGCCAAGGCATCCTGTTGTTGAGCCAAGATCTGATCGAGGCGCGCTTTCCCGAGCTGCAGCAGTCGTGCTTCGGTGGCGTCGTTCGAGCCATCGAAGGGCTTGGCCATGTAGTCGTTCAGGAACGACGATTGATTGTTGGCAAGGGTGCCAAGGTTCAGCTGCGCCTTGTCGGTCTGGTCCTTGATCGCCTGCTGCGCAGCGGAAAGCGTCGTCGTCGCGGTGCGCGTCGGGATTTGATAGGTCTTGCCCGTATAGGGATCAGTGATCGATTGCATGCCGCTGTTCGTATAGGTGATCGTGCCATCAGGCCCGACCTGATTGGCGTTGTCCAAATACGAGTTGGCAATAGCAGTCGAGATGTTCGTCCCGGTCGACGCCGCGGATGTTTCCTTGGGATCTGGCGGCTTAGGTGCTGAGGCTTTACCCATTTGTCTTCCTCGTAAAACGGCCGTTGCGCCAGTCTTCTTCAGTGAGCGTGAAAACGTAGCCGTCTTCGTCGCGGCCGCGCATGCGCTTGATCAGGTAAGGGGTGAAGCCGAAGGCCTTCGCGATCCGAACCATGCGCTCGTTCTTTGCGGAAACCTGCAGAACGACCATCTGGCAACCGATCTGGTCGAACGGATACGAAAACATGATGTGGCGGACATCCACTGTCAGCCATCGCGCCGTTTTCGAAGCGCTCGAAATCTGGATCAGCCCCGGGCCTGGTTGAAAGTCATGAAACACCATGCCGGCGACTAGTTCGCCGGTTTCGTCATCGCCCACGCCGATCGCCTGGCATTTGCCGAAGCCGGTTTCGCAGCCCGGCGTCATGTCGGCCACGAACCGAGCGACAGCTTCGCTATGGCCGAAAATCAGTTTCAAACGACCACCGAACCGACTTCATAGGTCATGTCGATCGCGACGAGCTCGGCATCAGGCGTCGGCGTCACACCACAGGTCACCTGCACCTGAGGCGCGATGGCAAAGCCCGTCAGGCCGACAGAGACCCATTTCGTGGAAACCGTCGTCGTTGCGCTGGCGTCCCACTTCGCAACATCCCAGAGGCCCAGATCCCATTCATCGAAAACGACATCGTCGGCAACCGACGACGGCGCCGACGGCAGCGAGACCTGATAGTCCTTCGAGACTGAAAGCTTGGCGATGAATTTGCGGCTGGCCAGAAAGACCGTCCGCGCCATGTGAACGATCTTGGTCCGCGCCGGCGACTTCATGTGATCGAACAGGCCAACATAGGTGCAGGTATAAGGCGAGCCATCATCACTGCCGCTGACCTCGCACTGCATGATCTTGCCGTCCGACGTCCCGAAATACGCCCAGCCGTCATGCAGGACTAGGCATCGCGTATCCCAGCCTGTGTAGTCCGCCCATGCACCGGTTTGCAGGTTGACGACGAAGCACCTCGCATCCTGTCCGACATCCGCCGGCAGCGAGACGATTGCCATGTTGAACAGCGGCCACTTCAGGATTTCCCAAGGCAGGTTGGCGCGAGCTGCAGCTTCCCTGCGCCAGTCCGGCTCGATGTTGCGCGAAACGCTGATCATCGAAAGCGCCGCACGGTCTTTCTGGATAGCTTGGGAAATCGGAATGATACCATCATCCATGCCGATCAGCAGTTCGCCACCGGCTTGCATCACTGCGCGCTTGCCGCGAGGCGGCGACATGTCATAGCGGCCGACGAGCGACCAGTCATTCGGATCGGCGGGGTTTGCACCCTCGTAGACCGCTACCTCGCCCTTGGTCGAAACGAACACGCATTTGTCGTCCACACCGTCGCCGGCATCAAGTGACCAGGTGCCGCCAAAAAGCAGCGATCCGCCCTTCTGGAAGACACCGGCAAGTGAGAGATCGACGGCGGCGCCGGCAATGGTATCGACTGGTAGAAACCACGCCGTAAGGCTGTTTTTTTGGATGAAGAATTCGCGGTTGCGATAGGTCCAAACGTGCGAGAGCTTGTTCGTGGCAATGGTGCCCAGCGCGGCTACCGTCGTCCATGCCGTGCCGTCGAATTGGCGCATGCTGTCCGTGCCGTTCACGGCCGACAGATAGTCGCCGCCAGCGGTCTCGAACTGCACATAGGAGAAATAGCCGCTGGTCAGCCCGGAAACGACGGGAGCCGGCGCTACATTGGGGTCGGCAGGGTTCGTGACATCGAATATCTTCGTGCCATCCGCCGCGAACATGAAGCGGCCCGGCGACGCGTCATAGGACATCATGCTGACCACCGCGATAGTGCCGATCGTCGCCTTCTTCTTCTCGCCGCCACGCAATCGGATGCCGGTTGTCGTCGGAAACCAGTTCTCGAGGACGCGGGCACCCTGCGGCTTCGATGCAGCGAGGTTTTCGTTCGAAATCTTGCCCCGGATCGGCGCCGGGAATGTGAGCGTGCTGTGCCGCTGCTGAGACTGCTGCCCAACAGGAACGCGCCGAACGCCGGCCCTCACGGTGTAATTACTCCAGGGAAGGCGAACTCGGCGTCGACCGGCATGCGGCCACGGCCGACGACGAGGATATTCGAACCCTGGTCGGCGCCGGCAGACACCGCTAGCGCATCCTCGTAGGTCGCCATGTCCTCGGAATAGGCTTGCCCCTTGTTGGCCTTCCACTGACAGATCATGCCGAGCTTCAAAACGCGCTCGTCAAGGCGGAAGACATCGTCATCAGCGGTGAAAGCCGTCTTAGGCGTGCCGCCGGCGTCCTTCACGATCTTTTCGGTGATATAGTAGAATTGCGCCGTGGTCAGATTGGCGATGGCAGGCTTGATCTGGACCTGTTCGCCGATGATCGTCCAGGCGCCGACGAGCGCGGCGAAATTCTGCACAGTGAGACCAAGCCACTGATCGCTGTCCGGATAGTGAGTATAAGGCGCATAGGGGCTGGCGGACGGCCAGATGCGCGCCTTTTTCAGCATCCGCTTGTAATCGGCCGGAAGATTGAAGCCGAGGGAAACGCCGTCGCCGGTGAACGTGGCCAGCGTCTTCAGCTTGGTCCAGTCGCGAGTGTCGAAAGCGATCCTCTGCGCCATCTCGTTCGCGAGCGATTGCAACTCGACATGCTCGCGATCGGTCGATGAAAACACGGCGGTCGGCACGGTCAGACCAATGACCGTGCTGACATCCTTGATGATGCTGAGGATCGTCATGACGACTTAGACCAGCGCCAGCTCTTTGGCCGCCGCAAGCAGCGTCGTATGGCTCGGATTGCCCTTCGGCCTGCTGCCGGTTTCCTTGGCGATGTACTCCTTCAGGGCGGCATCATCCATGGCGTCGATCTCGGCCTCGGTCGGCGGGACCACAGGCTCCAGATCATCTTCCTCGTCGAGGTTTGCCGGCGCTTCATCGGTAGGCGGGTTTCCGTCCGGATCGAGGGTCGGCCTGGTGCGCTCGTCCGCCGCGTTCGTCATGTACTCCTGACGCAGGCTGCGCTCCTCGGCCAGTTGCTGGCGAAGTGCCGCAACCTCGGCTGCGAGGTTGGTGATATCGGCGCTGCCTGCGGCGTTGTCCAGATACGCCTTGGCCTGGTTCTTCAGTTCGCGTCCGCCCATGCCGAGTTGCTTCAGCGGGGTGCCGTCGAGCGAGGCTAGTTGTTCGACCGTCTTGACGTTCAAAGCGATCAACTCGCGGCGTTTGCCCTCCATGAGGAACGGAGCCTCGGAAAGAGGCGTGCCGGACAGCGGCTGCGTGTTGCCGTCCTTGAAGGCCAAATACTGCTGATTGTAGAGCATGGCGTAGGTCACGACGCCGCCGCCTGCCGCTACGCTTTCGCGGGTCGCGTTCGGTTCGGGCTCATGTGCCGGGAATGTGGCCTTGGTCTTTGTGTTGGCCGGAAAGGTGAGATCGCACACTTCCATGTCGACGAAGATTGGGCGGCCGGCTCGCTTGCTAGACTGCTCGTTGGGCACAACATGGTTGCGGAAAACTGCGTTGATCGTGTTCGTGTTCGCATTCATGGCGAATGTTCCTGTCTGAGAGGTTGCGGGAAGAGAAAACGGGGAGCCGCGAAGCTCCCCGTTCAAGGTTCGAAATGTCCTCAGGTCAGACGATCTGACCCTGCAGGAACGGCCGGTTGATCTGGATCACCGCCAGACCAGCGGACGGCGTACCAGTGGTTGTCGACACTTTCGCGTTGAGAACCTGCTCACCGTTGACCGGGGCGTCGTCCACGCTGCCGGGAGTGGCCGCCAGCATGAAGACATCGGCACCGACGACCATCGCATTCGGCGCCTTGACGACCGCAGCGCCCGCGATCTGATACCAGCCGTACTGGCCGGCGATATTCGCGGACATGGCGACAGCAACGGGACCGTTGCCGCCGGTAGCCGGGGCGATGGTCGTGGTGTTGAGATACTGGTCGTACGTGACCAGCGACCCGACGACCGTCGCCGCGACACCCTTGAGGTAGATGAACTCGCCAACGCCATAGGTCGGATCTTCCGCCCTGATGATGTCGCCGAGGAAGGGACCAGGTGCGCCGCGACCCAAAACAAGGGACGAGGAACCAGGCAGGATGGTGGTCGCGATCGGCTGCAAGCCGAGGTAGGGAGTGTGCGGAACGTAAGCCATGTTCGGTCTCCTTACGCGGCCGGGTTGGAGTCGTAGAACTTCCACTGGAAGAGCGGATTGGTCAGGGTCAGCTCACCCATGAAGCCGATGTACTGGACAACGGCATCCTGGTTGATCGGGACCATGGCCTTGCCGATCTTGTTGAAGTTGCGCTCCGGGTGGTAGCGCATCCACAGATTGTCGGTGTCCAGACCATAGGTGGTGTTCGCCGGCATATTGGAACCGATGCCGCCCTCAAGAACGATATCGGCGGTGCGGCCGGCGCCATAATATTTCAGCGACGTGAAGCCGAGCTTCCCGAGTGCCGAAACATCGTTGATGCGCTGGATGGCCACAGTGGCAGCGTCATAGGCCGCGTAATGCTCGGCCGACATAAGCAGCAGATCGGCGGCCTTCTTGCCGCGCGCGCGCTGCGTCATGATGCGGTTGAGCATCGGGCGGACGGTGACTGCGGTGACCTGGGTGCCGATGTCGGTTGCGAACGAATTCGCATCGAACACCGACGTGCGCCAGATCGCATTGGCCGAACGGTCGATACCGGCGTAGGTGCCGGAGTTGTTGACCGTCGGGACCGCCAACTGGAGACCGCCGAGCTCGCGGCCACCGAAGCGGGTGCCATTGCCGTGAAGCGAGATGTCGACCTCATCTTCCAGCTCGCTTTCGGCGGCTGCGATGTGGCTTTCCATCATGTCCAGAAGCTGGTTTTCGCCCTCGTTATTGAGGATGTCCTCATTGGCGAGCGTAACGGCGACGGCCACCATCTTCGGGGTGTATTCGGCGTCGTTGAACAGCTCGGTTGGCACCGGGTTGAGGAACCCGAAACCGTTGTACCAGACTGCCGATCCGGTCTTCGTGTAGAGAAGACGTTCGCGAATTCGCGGGCCGGAATACTCCTTGAACTTGCCCTTGCTCTGCAGGACATGTAGGAGCGCGCACGAATTGGAGACCAGGTCCTGATAACCCGAGGAGCGATCCTCAAGCGCCAGAGACAAAATCTCCTGGTTCTTTTCGACTGAAGTAAGAGGCATCTCGCCCCTCCTTTATGACGGGGACTACCCGGCTTGAGCGACAGCTCGGCGGAGTGAATCCTTGATTGAGGTTGAAGCTCGCTTCGTTGCCGGGTCTGAGCCAGCCGAGGGCGCGCCTGTGATGGATTTCGATCCCTTCAGGGTCTGAGCCTGGGGATCGGGAGCGGTGCGCGTCTGAGGCGCTGCTTGAACTGTTGCGGCCGGAGCTGCAGCATCGGGATTGAGCTTTTCCGCGAGCTTGTAGGCTTCGGCCAAATCTTTGGTCCTGCCTGCTTTCAGGAAAAAGGCGATATCTTCGGCCAATTCCTCAAAGCGAGGATTTTCAGCCGCAAATTTCTGCACTTGAGCATCGACCGTTGCGACGTGCTGTTGCTGCATGGTGCTGGTGACGCCGCCGACGCTCTGCTTCAGCGTATCGATCTCGCGCTTGAGCTGCTGGACCGTGGCGTCGTACTGGCCCTGCACCTCGTCGGGCTTCTGACCCATGACATGCGCGGCTAGTTGGCGAAGCGAGATGCCGGCGTAGTCGCAAACCGCTTCGATGCCCTTCAGCGGGTCGGATAGAAGTGTCCGCTCCAGATTGGTGTAGCGCGTCATCGCGTCGCGCATCGTCGTATTGTTCTTGGTGGCGAGATCGTGAAAGTCGCGAACCTTCTCGAATTCGTCGGCGGAGACACGATGTTTCTCGATGCCAGCCTCGAGTTCGCGGATGGAGCGATGCACGGCGGCCTTGACGGGCTCCGGCGCCTTCTCCCATTCGGCCATCGCAGCGGTGTCGCTCTTGAACCGAGCCGGTGCCTCGGCGTGGCTCGTAGTGCCAGGCTTCGCCTCGGGCTTGGTGACGGTCTCGGCAGGCTTGGCGGCCGTCTCCGCTTCGACCTTGGCGGGCTTCGGTTCGGGCAGCGTCTTCTCGGCTGGCTTGGTTTGGACAGGCGGCGTTTTCTTGGCCGCTTCAGCCTCATCCGTCTTGACCTTCTCAGCGGCGGCTTTCAGCGCCTCGCGGGCGGTCGGCGCCTTCTTTTCCTCTACCTTGGGTTCCGGCTTCGGATCGGCCTTGGTCGGCTCCGAACTGACCGGAGCGGGCGGTGTCACAACTGGATCGGCGGAAACAGTGGTGGTCTCGGCGGGCGCCGCAGCGCCTCCGTTCAAGTCTTCCATGGCAGTTTTCCTGTCTGAGAGGTTGCGTGTAGTTTCTAGGGGGTGCGAGAGCGTTCGCCGCGGTCGAACCGGGCCTTGGCCTTCTGCACGGTATCCTTGATCGCCTTGCGGTCGATCTTTGGCTTTGGCTTTCGGCGCAGGCGCGCCGGATCGTTGCCGACCTCCTCGACGCCGGCATGGCGATAGGTGGCGCGCAGGGCCGATTTCGAGGTGTAGTATTTGCCGTCCAGCATCGACTGCGTTTCTGGCATGGTGTCGGTGCTGACCATCGGCGCTGAGAGGTGCGAGCGCTTCGGCCTCGATGTCTCGACCTTGCGAAAGACCTGCCGGCCGTCGCCAATATCAAACCAGGCGTAGGTCATCACAGGCCGCTCGTCCGCTTCAACATGTGCGCGACCGCTGGGTTCACCATGGCAGTCGCCAGCTTGTGCGAATCGAAGGCGGCGGCGTTGATCTGCCTGGCGAGTTCCTTGGCCTGCTCACCGGGCATCCCGACAGACATCAGCTTGCCAGCATCGCCATTAGTGAGGCCAGCGTTCATCTGGCGAGCGACTTCGATCGCGGCGGGATAAGACATGCCGCCACGGCAGAGTTCATCGGCACTAACCGGCATGTCACGGTCCTTTCGGCTTGTTGGCTGCCTTGACCGCTGCATCAGCCGCCTTCTTGGCGTCCTCCACTGCGGTGTGATCGGCGATCTGTTGCGGTGACAGCGTGATGCCGGCCTGTTGTGCCATCTGCGCCTGCCCTTCAGGCGGCAAATCCTTGAACGAGATGGATTCGGAAGGCGCCTTGGTCTCAATTACCTCGGCCGGCTCCGGCGTGTGCAGCTTGGCAAGTTCGACCTGACGCTTGCGGATTTCGATCTCGCCTAGTTGCATGTCCTGCTGATGTTTCTGCGCTGCGGCCTGACCGGCCGCGATGAGGTTTTTCACCTGCAGCTCAGTGGTGATCCGCTTGCTCTCCGAATCCTGTTTGGCTGCAGCATCTTTCAGCTGGGCATCATGCGCGGCCTGATCCTGCTTCAGCTTCTGATCGGCCGCCTTGGCCTCCTGATCGGCTTTCTGAGCGGCCGCGTTCGGATCCGCCTGCGGTTGCGAGCCCATCGCCTTCATCTGGTCGGCGAACTCGTCGATCGCGCTGTCCATCGACCTGCCGGCGCGGAATGGCGCCACCGCGAACTTGAGCAATTCGGCGGCGAATGGTGCGGTTTCCGGCCGTGCCTGCACCATCGGGCCGAGCTGCGCCATGACACCGCCAAGCGCATTCAGGAACTCGGCGCGGTTCTTCTTTTCGGCGTCCTCATTGGGCTGGATCGTGCTGTCGGTCTCGATATCGAGTGTGAACGACCGAATGCGCTGATCGCGCAAGAAGTCCATCACCTGCTCGATGGTAACCGTGGCCTTTAGATCCTCGATCTGTTTGCCGAGACCCTGTAGCTGACCCTGCGCCTGCTCCATGATCTGCTTGGCGGCATCCGGGTTCTGCTTGGCCATCTGCTGGACTTCGGGATCGGACTGTGCCTGCTGAAGTTCCGCCTCGATCTGTTTGGCTTGGCCCTCCAGCGCTTTAACGCCCTTCGCCACTTCGGCGTCGGTCTGGAATTCCATCAGGCTCATTTCCAGCAAGGTCTTTTTCTGGAAATTCTCCGCCATGATCTCGGCGATGATGCGCACCGTATCCAACGCGATGCGCACCAGCTCGTTCTGCCTGTCGCGGATGCGGACTGACCCGTATTGGGTCTTGATCTCCTGAGCGCCCAAGGTCTCGTTTGGATCAGTGGCGCCGCGCATGATGTCGGACAGGCCGCTGATCTGGTAGATGTCTTCGATCAGCTGTTTCCGCAGCGCGATGAGCTGCGTGATCGTGGCAACCACCATGTCCAGCGGCAGCCAGACGATGGAGTCCTTCGCGGCACCGTTGCCCCATGCAGCCCAATTGCTGACCGGAACCATGACCTGGCGGTCATTGGTCGACTTCAGTGCTGCCTCGATCGCATCGCCGATTTCGCCGGCGCCGGCCGGATAGAAACCACGAACCCGCAAGGCATCGGACAGTGCCGAGATGCGGTTCGTTATGTCGTTCACTTCCTCGATCTGATCCTTGTAGAAAAGGAAGTCCGGAACCGGGATCAGGCTGTTGCGCTGCACCGTGCCATAAGCCGGGCGCGGGCAGGGGAAGAAGTTTTCCAGCGTGAGATGCGGTTCGCCCTCATCAAGCACGACGTCAACGCCAGGCGAGACCCAGATGACCTTGTTTTCGGACTTGGACCAAAGCTCCCAGACGCGTGCCTTCAGCTTGCCGTCGGAATTGTTCTTGTCATCCTTGCGCTTGGCGAATTCGGCATCCTGATAGGCATCCCCTGATGTGGCGCGGAAACGCTTGCGCATCTCCTTGCGGGTCATCCAGGCTCCGCCGGCTACCCAATCCACTTCTTTCCACTCTCGTGCCGGATCATGGACGAAATCGCGGCGGTTCTTGTGCTCGATGCAGCACCTTTCGGTATAATCGTTGTCCTTCGATTTGGTCTCGTAACGCACCCACATGCAGCCGCGAGCCAGGATGGCCAGATCATCGCGGACCTGCCGCATTACGCTGTCGATGTCCTCGCGCTGCAGCGCCACGGTCGACGAGCGCTCCAGCATCTCGGATGCAGCGCGCGGGATCGGCCGGCGATCCTGGAAGCGCGGCACCACGACAGGGACTGGCGGCCGGGAATACATCGACGGCTTCAGGACTTCGATATTGGCCCAGAAGATTTGGAACTGCCGGTCTCGCGTGATTGAGGCAAGCTTGGCCAGGTCGGCATACTGCTTTTCGATGTTGGTGCAGCGCTCCTGATAGTCGGCGAAACCGGCCTTTTCCTGATCCGTGATCAGTTTTAGCCAGCCGCGCGACGACTTCAGTTTCTTCGACGGATCGACGGTATCGCCAGTATCGGCGCCGTCGATCTCATCGTCGTTGTCAGTGGCGTCGGTCAAATTCTAATCCTCCCGCCAGATGACGGTTCAGGCGGTCCGGGCAGGTACACTTGTCCGGCTTTCGGGACTTCCTTCGGCCGCTCTTTCGGCTTGCCGGTCCAAGGACGTGACATGCAGGCGTAACGCGTCTCATCAGCCGCGTGATCTTCCTGCTTGGTGTCCAGATCCTCGGGATTGGCTTCGTCGTGCTGCAGGGCCGGGATCGTCCGAATGGTGTGGATGCAAGTTTCGAAGATTACCAGCATCGGCCGGCCGTCTTCGTCACCCGTCAGTCGGCCGCGCAGCTGATCCCAGCCGCCCATGGCGCCGCGATGGGAAACACGCTTGTTGTCAGCCCTTCGAAAGGTAGAACCGTTCTTGCCCGTCGTGCCGCGCGCCATGCGCTCTGCGATCGATGGGCCGCCGTCCTGGCTGAAGGCTGCAGGGTCGAGGACACCGTAGACCATGATATCGTCATAGTCGCGCTCGCGGACGCCAGCGCCGACGGCTTCGGCATGCAACTTCAGGCCGGTGTCTGGAAGGAACTTGCCGGATGCGTCGAGCTTGACGCCGTACCATTCCCGATATTTGACCAGTGCACCGCGAGGCAGGACGACGCTAGGCGCGATGATCGTGTCATCCGACGCCACCGCATACCAGCCAAACGCGAACGGCTTGGCGCTGCCCCAATCGCCGGCCCTGAACCTTATCCAGTGATCCGGAATCGCGAACGGCCTGACCACATGGCGGCGGCGCTCGAAATTGTCGAAATAGGCACCCTCAACGATATCCCAGTCGCCGTGCCGCATGGCCCTGACGAGACTATCCGAGCCCAAGCCATGCAATCGATCCTCATAACCAGGATCGTTGTCGTTCATCGATGGGTTGTCTTCGAGTCGCGCCGGAATGAACTGGCGCAGCATGCCGCCTTCGGTTTTTGAGGCGCGGTAGATCTCGTATTCGGTCGCACCCTCGATAAAGGTGCTCTTGACGAACTGGTGACCGACGCCGCCGGGATTGGCTCCACAGACAATGCGCGGAAACTTGCCGACGTATTTCGCCGGCAGCTTGATGCCCACCATGCGGACGCGGTTGCGGAGGAAACGGTAAATCTTTTCCGTGAAGTGGGTCAGCTCATCGATCAGCAGGACGTGGATTTCGGCGCCCTGGTACTTGAACCGATCCTTCTCGTTAAAGCAGTGGCAGAGATAGATCTTCGATCCATTCCAGAACCGAATTTCATTCTCAATGATGGTCACAAAACCGCATTCAACCCAGCCGGCAAGCAGCTCGCGGAAGCCGCTCGGCCCTTCCATGTGGTTCTTGATCAGATCCTCATGAATACGCCGGAAGAGATAGACCTGCAGTCCCGGAATTTCCGAGCACCACAGGACGGCTGCAGCGCGCATCAGATGCGATTTGCCGCCGCCTGCCGCTCCACCGTACAGCGCCTCTGTCGCCTCGGTATTGAACGCTAGGGCCTGCTTGGGATGCAGGTTGAGATTAAGGACGGCCGACTGTGACATTGATCACAGGAACGAGCGCGGCACCATCTTTGCCGGTGTGCTCGACTCGCTCTTTGAACATGCCAAGATGCTTGCCTAGATCAACCAGCGCCGATTTCTTGTCGTGCATCTTGATCTTGATGCCGGTCTGGGTGAGCGAGACTTCAGAGACTGCCGCGGCCGTGTCGTCGTCGATCTTGTCGCTGCCGACCAACTCGACTGGATAGATGCCGAGACCATTCGGCTTGGCGTTCTCCGATTCCGTGTCGATCGGGCTGCGGCCCCACTGCACCGCCTTGCGAATGTCGGAAAAGGCTATCTTCGCCAGCTCGGCAACAATGCGTTCTTGCGTGACGCCGAGCTTCTGAGCGATGGCCGCTTGCCTCGCTGCGATGGCCTCGCCAACCATAACATTCGATAATAGGCGCGATCCCTGCACCTGGGCTGTCAATTCGCTGTAGCCGGCCCGCTTTGCCGCCTGTGTGGCGTTCAGGTCGATCATGAATTCTTCAACGAAGCGAGCCTGCTTCGGGGTTAGCTCTATCGCGGGCATGGTTTGTCTCCCCGGTCTGAGCGAGTGCGATTACTGGGACCAGTTAGGCAGAATTCAAGCACGCCTCTCGCCTAGCGGTCAGGTTGGCGTTTAGCTGAAATTTCGCTAATATAATAACACTGAGGAGGGAACGGCATAATGACCAAGCTGAAGCTGGCTAAAAGAGTAGCCTCGATTGTCGTCTACGGCCACGTTCTGCTCTTCTTATACGGCCTCGTGGTCATGCTTGTGAGCGGATATGACAGGCAGGACACGTTTCAGATGATTCTGATGGGATCGCCATTGCTCGCAATGGTCGCCCTAGCCGCATACCGCTTCATGGCGGATCTTCCACCCCAAGATGCTAGCGGTCCGGTGGACCCAGCCTGGTCTACGATGAGCACGACAGTTACGCTCGCATTCCTATTAGCTCTGTTTGCTACCTATTCGATGGCCATGTTCAACACGTCAATCCAATCCTCCGTGTTGAAGTTCATCACGGGGGCCATAGAAACGGCGCTAGGTGGCTACCTAGGTGTTAACAGAGATACGCTGTTTCCCGATAATACAAAGGCGTCATAGATGCGACCATTCATTGCCGCTGCTGCCCTTATTTGGGCCACTGCTGCCGCTGCCCAGCAGCTACAGCCCGTCGCCGTCCCCGTTAAAGCAGGGGCTTTCTTGACGTTTTCCCGGAACGATGTTCCTCGCGGCGACTGTGTTGAGACGGTTTTTGGCGGGTGCATTCAGCTTCAGGACGCAATCGGAGATAACCACCAATATATTATAGAGCCGCCGAATGCGCAATATACAGTCAATTTGAGCGTAGTATCTCTCGGTTCTTTCATACATGATTGTGTTGTCGGCAGATATACAAATTTACATATAAATGACGGTATTTATGTCGGGCAAATTCGTGAAGATCATTCTTTCCGGGGCCTGATTGGCATTCGAATTCTATTTATTGTCCCGTCGGAAGTATTCCGGGACAGCGCTGCCGAGTGGGACGAATTTGAGATCCTCGCGGCGGTCCAAGTCCCGCCCGGACAGGTTAGGTGGGACCAGACCGTCAACCTATGGATTCTACCCGTGAACTATTTCAGAAGAGATCGCGGTGGCATCAACCTCGGCGGGCACGGGCCTTCGCCAGATTGGCAATTCACATCCTTAGCAGATTTAGACGCGCTGAACGGTCGTCTCGAACAAATTCAGAGCGGCGTGCAGAATATCGTCTACGCCTCCTTGGCATCCATTGGTCAGACACCGTAATCGTCTCATCTCCCAAAGGGGGCACTGGTCGGGCGGGCCGCTACTCGCCGAGGTGATAAGCGAAAAACCGCCGGGTTGGACCCGAAGCGGCTCTAAAGAATTCGTACTGTGTGCATATTGTCGTTGCGTACTGAGTACGAACATGCGATAACAAATCACCGGCAGATACTAGCCGGCAACTGAAAGGAGGTGGAGAGCAAATGAGACTTCGGCGGTGGACGCTGAGGATAAAGGTCGGGCCGGTAACCTTGACCCTTTACTTCAGCTAGAGGCCACAGGGTGTCGGGGAAACCCGGCACCCACCGAAGGGAAAAGCTCTCCACCTCCTGATCGGAGATATAGCATGACACCCGAAGAATTCAAAGCCTGGCGCCAGTCGTCCGGCTTCAGTCAGACCGAGGCGGCCGAAGCCTTGGGCGTCTCCCGTGGCTCGATCGAGAACTATGAACGAGGAACGCGAAGAGAAGACGGGCGGCCGGTCCTCATTCCTGGCTCGGTGCTAGCTGTCGTTCACGTGTACCAAGAAATCGAGAAGGAACAGCGCCAACTCGATTTCCTCGAAAGTCTTGGCGGAAAGGGCATTCTCAGCCAGACCATCGAGCGCCCAGAGTGGCACGATACGACACTTGAAGATGTTCAGCGGCAGAAGGAGCGCGTCGAGTTCTTGGCCGGCCTTCTTGAAACGCTGACCAACAAAAAACCCGCCTGATTTGGGCGGGTCCCCGGCGCAACTCGTCACCGTGCCCAAATATCTACCATACGTGACGGCACGTTTCAACTGTTGTGACGCGTTGCTGACTGCGATCCGTAATGAAAAACGAGGCGTTCCAGACCCATGCGCAAAAGCTGGGCGGGAATGTCTCGGACCACGTTCTCCCGCTGCGCCACTTCCTTGATCGACATCCCGAGACCGCATACCGCATCGATTACAGCCAGGATCTCGGGATAGACCAGTGCCTGCCGCGCCCGCGCCATCACCGCGTGATTGTCGATCAGCTTGGCCGGGACACTCGCACCGGATCGGCCGCCGTCGACGCGCTCGCCCATGCCCATGGTCTTCAGGCCCTCGCGCGTGGCCAGTTCGAAGTCAGCGCGATAGCGAGTACCGGCCTCCCGCTGCTTGTATGTCAGGCTCGAAATGCCCTTGAGGGGATCGACATTGCGAACCCGGGCTATGCCACCCGTGCTGATATAGCCGCCATTGCTGACATCGTAGACGCGCCTTGCGTCGGCGGTGCCGGCAATGAGGCGGTCGCGACCGTGATCGTCCTTCTGGACAGCGAAGTCATGGCCAAGGTCTCGCCGAATCTTCGCCTGCTCCGCTTCGCCTTTCCGCATCTTCGGAACGGTCAGCTTGCTGTTCCTGCTTTTCGTCATACTGGGTGTTGCTCCGGGTTGTGCATCCATAGTCTGTCCATCAGTTGATCGTACCGCTCCGGCCCGAGGTGCTTGAACTCACATTCGTGGAAAGCTTGCGCCAGCATCTCGTGCAGATCGTCGCGGATCGTGTCCCAGAGGATCGGGCTTACACCTTTCCATGCCATTTGCTCTTGCCGCAGCTTGAAGGCGCGACGGATGTAATCGGACAGCGCCTGGTCACAGTCGAAGATCGCGTGATGGTACGCGTCATCAAGCTCAGCCTGGGAGAGCGTTTGCATCATGACGCCTTCCGCTTGCCGAAGGGCAGGACGTTCGAGCCAGGATTATTCTTACCGGCCCCTTCTTTCCTTGGGGTACTATCTGAGGGGTACTTGTCTGCAATGGTTGCAGTGACAGGACTGCAAATTTTGCAGTGACAACCGGGGTTATGTCCCTGCAATGGTTGCAGTGACACATCGCTTGTTTGCGACGTTTTCTTCTTCAGACGAGATTTGGCCTTTTGTTGCCTCAGGCGCTCTCGATGGAAAGCCGTCATGGCCGCGACGTGCTCGATTGCTTCATCCCGCCAGGGATTGATCAGCTTGAACGCGTCAACGGTGCCGGAGCCGCCGGCAGCGATCATGTACGGCCTTTTGGCTTCATTCTTGCCGGCGAGACGCGTTCGGCTTGTCCAATATTGCCGTTCGCTCAGTCCGGTTTTTGCGCAACCCAGCGTGATAGAAAGCCATGCTTTACCCGAAGGCCATTCCATGACCGACATATATGCCGCCAACAGTTTCAAGTCGGCAGCAGTCATCACCGGGTCCGCGTTGGCTGTCTCGATGAGGTCAAGTTTGAAAGAAGCTTTCGAGCTGTCGAGTTCCTTTTTCATGAAGTGCCTTTCTTGCGCGCTGCGCTCGCCATGACGGCTGTCAGGGCTCGCTGCACGGCAAAGATGCTTGATCGTTGGTGAAGGTCGTTGAAGTCCGTCCCGATATCGGGCGGCATGCCAAAGGGCAGCGACGTTTTGCGGGCGTAGTATTCGCTGGCGCCGAGGCCGTCGAACTGCTTCAGCGGCTTGTCATTCTCAGCCGCGATGAAAACCCGCCCGCCGCAGTGGCCAGCTACAGTGACGATATTGGCGGCCGAGAAGCAGCAGAGGACGGTCGGTTTGATCTTCATCCCCTGCAGAGCAGCGCGGACGGAGAGGCCCGTTGCATAGCCTTCACAGAGCCAGGTATCGACGCCGGTGCTGATCCGGTGGGCAGCGCCCCATGTGGCCCCGCCGAAAAGAAACTTCTTGGTGCCGTCTTCCCAGATCAATTGTGCAGACGCCACTTGGGCGCCGATGCGGGCCGGTATTACCATTGCGGAAGAGCAGCCGGCATCGGGCACGAGGTAATCGCCGCCGATCCGACGCACATCTTCCGCCCGGATCACCATAGCCCTTTCGTCACGGAAGCCTTTTGCGGCCAGGTAGGGGTGCGCGGCGATCTTGGCGGTGGCGATCATGACCGACGCTAGTCGGGCAGCGCGTGCCGCGTCGGCCTGCTTCTTGCGCTTTGAAAACTCGATTTGCTTTGCGATCTTCTGGCGGTCGCGCTTCTCGACCTCGCCGGACATCCCGACCGTAACAGTCTCGCCGGTTTGCCAGTTGAAGGCCGTGACATGCGTTTCGTTGATGATGACGCGCCCGTCGCCCTTGCCGTTCTTGCCAGAAAGCGTGTCGGTGTGCAGCCACTTGCCGTAGCTGCGATCCTTTGGCGGGATGATGCCGACCGAAGTGCATGCGTTGTCGATCGCGTCTTCGATGCTCATGCGGCGCGCCTCGGCTTGTTGCGGAACCGTTTGATTTCACGCTCTACAAGCTGCCATTCGTCGACCTTCACCCGGCTGTGTTCGCAGGCCGCATCGAACAGCCCATAGGGCAGCTTGCTGCCTGGGTAGATGCCGCGCCAAACGCCGTAGGCCCACTTGCGAGACGATTCCTCCCCCTTGCGCCCATTGGACAGGCAATAGGCCAGCGCGGTGTTCCAGATCGACTTCGGATCTTCCAGGCATTTCGCGCGCAGACCCTTACGCGGCGTGAAGGCATTTTTGATGCTAAAATCGACATCGATCAGCTCGCCTTCAACGACTTGAATTTCGCCATACTTCGGCCGCTGCCAGCCGCAGGAAACGCAAGCAGCGTGGTGGGGCTCCATTTGAAGCCCGCACTCGCCGCAAAAGTATTTCTGTTTGACTTTCTCGTTGGGCTCCCGAGCCTCGCCGTCTTTCTTTTGAGCGCTCGACAGGCTGTCGACGCCATGTTCGAACAGCCAGGCAGTGTCTTCAGCGAACGTGACGCAGTTCCCGGAGTGATCCAGCCACAGTCCGAAATCTTTGCCTTCGGAAATGCGCATCACGCGCCCAAGCTCTTGGATATGGGACGAGAAGGATTTTCTGTATGGCCTGCAGGAGATGCCGCACATCACGTCAGGCACGTCGAAGCCTTTGGTCAGCACCGCGCAGGAAACGAGACCGTCGATCGCGCTGTCCGGCTTGCGGAATTCTTCGATTTTGTCGCGCCGCTCTTTGTCCGAGGCGTCCAGGTAGCTGATCTGTTGAAAATTGAACCCAGCCGCGGCGAACTGCCGGCAAAGCTCTTCACCGTGGGCAACGGACGGTGAGAAGACGAGGGTCTTCACCGGACCCCCGAAATGCTTTTGTGTCTGTTGAACCCATGTATGGATAACGTCGCCGATGATTGTTATCCCGCGCTGGCCGGCGTCGGCTTCATCGTACTCGCCGGTGAACGCCTTTTTCGCGCCCTTCATGTCGGGCGTGACACAAGCCTTGCTCTTGAGCGGCGTCAGCCAACCGTCGGCGAGGAGTTGATTTGTCGTCGCACCGTTGACGAGAGCGTCCCAGTGGTCGGCCATACCGTCGGTGAACGGCGTCGCGGTCAGGCCGACAACGATGGAGTCTTTCGCGCGCTCGACCAGTTCGAGATTTGATTGATATTCGCAATGAGCCTCATCGACGATGATGAGCTTCGGCAGCTCGCTATCCAGATATTTGCGCCGCCCTATCGTTTGCGCCGATGCCACCTGCACGGGCTTCGTCGGATCGGTCAGCCAGTGATCGGCCTGGATAATGCCGTGGTCGATGCCGTATTTTGCGAAGCGCTCGCTGGTCTGGTCGATCAGCGTGACGCGATCCACGATGAACCAGGCTCGAGAATTTTTGGCTTGGTTCTTGGTGACGAGATCGATTGCCGTCTCTGTTTTTCCGAACGCCGTCGGCGCCACCAAGATGATCCGGCGTGCGCCTTCGCGGATACGCTGCCGCAAAAGCTCTTCCGTTCTGATCTGGTGAGGACGGAGCGATATCTGGTGATGGGCTGGCGGAAGCGCGTTCATACCGCTACCCCCGGCGCTTCGTCGATCATGCGACCGCACGTCGTCAGGAACCAGGACCAGTCCATTTCCGAAACCCCGACCGGCTTGGTCAGGAACAGATAACGGGCGAACTGTTCAGCCCATTCGCGAGGCGCGCCACCTTCAAACTCGACGATCGCGGCACGCTCTTCGAATTCGATGTTCTCGTCCGAGCGCAGATATTCGGCGACGGCCTGACTGTTCTTGGTGATGTACATTTTCGCGGATGCAGGCAGCTTCTTCGGGTTCACGATCCGCAGGGAGTTGCCGTCCAGCACGATGTTTGCGCCAAACGACCGCACTCTGTTGAAGAGATCGGCCACGTCAGCCAAGGGAAATGACCTCATCATCCGAAGATCGCGGATCAAGGGGAATGACCACGTCGCCGGACCAGCCGAGATCAGTGGCGCGCTTCTGCCACCCCTTTGCCCGCTTCATCCACCCGGCCTTGTCTTCGCTCTCCTGGATCAGCCGGGCGTTGAGGGTGCGAATTTCTTCGTCCTTGCCAGCGATCACAGCTTCGAAGCCGCCTTGCTGATACTGGACCCACATGTCGGCGAACTTTGCGTTTTCGGCCTTGAGCGCCGCGTTGTCCGCTTCCAGGCCGCGCACCAGTTCTTCTAATTCAGACACGCGGTCTACAGTCTCGACATTCGAGCCGTCGGCTTTGGCCTTCGCAACGGCGTCATGGCGGGCGGTGACATGCTGCTTGACGGCGTCGGGGAGCGCGGCGTGGGATCTATCGCGCTGGCGGTCGTGTTCGGCTTTCACTTTTTCTTTGGCGGCGCGCTTCTCCGAGATGACATCGGTGGCGGCCTTTTGTGGCGCTTCCCCCTGTTGCACGCGGGTCTTTATGTCGGCCGTCACTGACGGAAGGTCGGCTTTTATGTCTCGCGCCACAGCTTCCGAAATGTCTACAGATGTGGACAGACCACCCGTTGCCTCTGCGATTGCCGCAATGACGCGACCCTGATCAAGAAGCTGATAAGATCGGCTGCGGCTCAGGCTGAATTCGGCTCGGACGTAGGCTTCCCAGCTCGCATATTTCAGTGCCTTCCAAGCCTCACGCTCCTGAGCTTCGAGAAGCAGTGCCCAGGCACTATCGACGGCTTTGCGGATGCGCCCCGTAAGCGCTACCGCTTCTCTCTCAGTCAGTGAGCGGCCAGGTGCGACGGCGGTCTTCGCGGTCTTGTGGATCATCATGCTGGTTCTTTCACCGCAAGCAGGCGGCGCAGTTCAGCATAAGCTTCCGCCAGCGAGGGTCCGGACGCCGTGACGCCCGATGCAATGTCGCGGATGATCACAGTACCGTCGGCCGTCGTAATGTGCGTGTAAGCTGCGGACATGAAGTCGCGGACCTTCTTGGCCGTCTCTGGCCAGCAACGTCGGCCCTCACGCAAGCGCGTTACGAACTTGGGATCGTTCAGAGCTATCAGACCTATGTTGGAATCGCGCACTTTCACTTTCGACTGGAAGGCAGCGATTTCCGAAATCAGTTCCGTCCTGGTGTCCATATTCAGCCTCAAGGGGAAATTTCCCATTAACCAATAGGCTAGAACCTTAGTGACGGTCAAGGGGCAATAGGCTACAACCCCGCATACTTTTGAATTCAAGGGGAAAAAACGCCGTGGATAACGAGTGGGAAGCAAGATTTCGGGAACGGATGGCCGTCCAAGGCCACACAATGAAGTCGCTCTCCTTGGCTGCCGGTCTCAATGAATCGTTCGTTCGCGACATGCTCCAGAGAAAACGTCGGCCGAGTCTCGATAAGTTCTCGCGCCTCGTCGCGATCCTTGGAACGACAGTCGCCGACATCATGGGGGAGGACAGCGCGGGTTCTGACGGTGGCGCTCGCCAGGTGCCCCTTATGGGCTATATAGGCGCCGGCGCTGAGGTAGAGCCGGACTTTGAACAGGTTCCAGACGAAGGGCTAGACCAGATTCCTGTTCCCTTTGCTTTGCCTGGCGACATGATCGCGTTTGAGGTGCGCGGGAATTCAATGCTGCCGCAGTTTCGAGACGGAGCTGTTCTAATCGTATTTCGCGAGCAGCGGAGATCGCTGGAGAGCTTCTACGGCGAGGAAGCTGCCGTTCGAACGAGTGACGGCCGCCGGTTCATCAAGACTATTTTTCGCGGCAACCAGAAAGACCGCGTCAACCTCATGTCATGGAACGCGCAACCGATAGAGAACGTCCACTTGGCCTGGGTCGGAGAAATCTTCACCGTATTCCCGCCGAAGTCGCTGCACCGCGTGGCCAAGCAGGGTGGCATCCAAGGCAATTTGCGCCTTAAGAGCGCGTGAGGGGAAATAGCCTATTGACTTAAGGGGAAATTACCCCCTAATCTGGCTTCGTCAACCGATGGAGCTCATTATGAACGCCCTTCTTCCCGAAACATGGACTGTGCTTGGCGTCACCGCCGCGATCATCACTCACAAGGCTGCAGTCATGGCTGACGAAGCCATGTTCGACGCGGATGGCAACTGCTTGGATGCTGTCGCAGTGCTCGACACAGAGGCGGACGAGGCGAAGGCTTTCAAGTCGATGGTCGACGCACCTTGCTCCTCGCCCGCGGATGTCGCGGCCAAGGTCGAGTACATGCTCAACGGCGCGATCGGGAACCGGTCGAGCCTGATTGATTACCTCGCTGAATACAGCGACGGCGACGGTGATCTTACCCGCCGCCTTTTGCGGTCGTTCGCACCGTCGGCAGGTGCGCTCTGATGGGTGACACCGAGTTGATCGCCATTGGTGCTAAGTTCCGGACGGCCTGGGCCGCCGAGCGCGCCGCCTTCGTGGCATCGGGCAAGAACTTCGACAAGGACGCCGCAATCGAAACCGCCGCTGCGTCTTGCGGCGAACTCGCTGGAAAGATGCTGGAGTTGCCGGCACCGGTCACGATCGAGGGCGCCCGCGCGGTTGCGATGGTTTGGGGCTGGACCTTCTATCTTTCCGAAAAGCCCGGCGAATATGAGGGCGCCGATAGCCAGTTCCCCGGCGAGCGCGCGGCCAATGCGGTGATGTCGTTCCTGCTCAAGGATTGCGCCGCGTGAGCCGATCTTCAATCAGAATCGCGCGCCCACTCTTCTTCTTCCGGCGCATCGGGGTCACCCCAGTTGTCAGCAAAGTACTTTCGGAGATGGTCGGTTATGGCGCGAACGGCAGCCTCGGGATCCGCAAATCGGACATCAGCCAATCGCAAAATCTTCAGAGCGTGTTCTGGGCGCCCTTCCTTAAATCTCGCAATGACAGTCCGAGTTACGTCTCTCCCCAATCGGTCGAGCATACCACGCGTCAGTTCCCGTTGAAGGTCGGAAGTCTCGACGCCCGTGGCGCTCGCCCTACGCCACCGGCGTATCCTATCTACAAACCCGTCCACGTTCTCCGACCCAGGCGGACGCGTCTTCGGTGCGTACTGGTCGAATTCGAGACCGGATGTAAGCCGCTCAGACAGCTTGTCGAGCGCATCGATGAGCTGGGTGCGATAGGGCATCCCTCTCGCATAGTTGGCCGCCTCGATTGCTCGATGCACCTGATCCAGCACATCGATAACATCCGGCTCAGGCGGGAACACCTCTTCAAGGGCTTGGACAATTTCTGCGTTCATCGACCGCTTGTTGGCTTCAGCAGATTTCTTGATCCTGTCGCGCATCCCGTCGGGCAGGCGAAGGACGTACTTGTCTTGCGGCTGAAGAGGTTCTTGCACAGGTTTTTTCGACATGAGGCTAATAGCCATCAGTTAGCGCTTGACGCAAGGATGGCTTTTAGCCATGGTTAACAATGTGGCTAATAGCCATAGCGAGGAGGTTTAAGTGCAGATCGGAGAGAAGTTCGTCATTCGTCTGCCGGAGGGGATGCGGGAGATTATCCGCGCCAACGCCGAAGCGAGCCGCCGGACCATGAACGCGGAAATTCTTCACTACATAGATCGGGCTCTATCGCCCGAGACGAAAACGGCGACCAGCGAGCCGGCAAGCTCGAACTGATCGCCGCTCCGAAATGAAACCGCCTTGCAGGGCGGCTCCCCACATCATCAACGCGTAGGAGCAGAAGATGACTAAAACAGCAAATAGCACGGCAAACGTGAAAATTCCAGCCCAGCTGGCCCGCAAGGTGCCGCATGAGGCCGACACCCTCTCGTTCATGCACCGCAAACCGCGCGAAATCGGCGGCGTCTGCTACTGGAATGTCGAAGCCACCGGCCAGTTCGGCAAGGATTGCGACAAGGGTCACGAACTGGCCCGCGAATATCTCGACTTCGTTGGCCGCCATCCAACCAATGGTGCCGCTACGCTTCTCGGGTGCATCGTCAACGATATGTGCCGCCTCCGGCAGGAAGAGCGGTTGCCGTCCCGCAATCACTTGACCGGCGTCGAGATCGGCTTCTTAGGCGAGGTCAACCGCTATGCCATGGCCACGATGGTGGCAGTGGTCAAGACCTTGGGCGAGCCGGGCGGGGGTGCGAAATGAGCGCTCCATCTGACAGCCTTGACGACCTTCAAAGCGATATCGGACATGTCGCCGTTCTCATAGCCACGATCCAGGATTTGGCCATTAACGTCGCTATGCCAGACAATGAGGCCGTGGCGAAAGGGATCCAGCAGGTGCAAAGCCTGCTTTGGATAGCCCGTGATCTATCTGAGAACTTGAACGTGGCGGCAGAGGCCTGCCATCAGAAGGTCATGAGGGACTTCAGAACACCGCGCTCGGTGCGGTCATGACGACGATCATCGCTGAAGGCGCGCGCAGTGCCATGGTCGACGCTGTCGATAAGCTGGCCATAGCCACCGCCCTTTGCCGCGCCCTCGATATGGCGCTCGAAAACGATGGCAGCACCGATGAAGAGCCATTGCGGCAACTGCTGATCGCCATCGAGGACAAGATCGCGGACGCCAGCAAGGCAATCAACGCCGCACGGGCAGGGGAGACGCGCTAGTGCGCCTCATGACCGCCGCACTCTACTCTGCCCATCTGGCGCTGGCGACGTGGCACCGGCGCCGCGCTAGCCCCTTGCCTGCCGAGAGCAGGCTTCGATGGATGGTTTCGAACAACCGGAGGTCCAGCAGATGAAGCTCGTCCGGCCGGCAATAACCCTGGACAATTTGCCGATGTTCGCGACCGACTTGCAGATCGCCGAAGCCGTCGTCGGCAGGGAAAAGGCCGAAAAATGGACACGCGAGCGCCTCCCGACCCTTGCCAACAAGCCTGGTTTCCCGGCTATTGATGAATTTCACGAAGGGCGACCGGTCGCCTTGGTGCGCAGGTTCTACGAAAACTATCTCGGAACCGGCTCGACCACGGCAACAGCGCCACCCGGCAAAGCGGACGCAACCCAATGGAAGTCGAAGACCAGACAAAGGCCCCAGGCCTGAAATGGATCAAGCGCGCCACCGGACGCGTACCGCACTGGGTTGCCGATGAGAACGACGTTAAGAACGGCTATATCCCGAAGACGGTGAACCTCTACTACCTCGCCGACCAGCCGGAGATGCTGAAGGCAAAGTGCGACGCGCTGCAGGCCGAGATGCTGCTGTGGCGCACCGGCTATCGCGCCGATCCGCTGAAATTCGATGGTGCCATCAAGTCACTGTTGACCATTTACGAGACCCACAAGCGCAGTCCCTATCGTAAGCTGAAGCCGGGGTCACTCCGGCCTTACAATCACTACCTCAAAAACCTCAAAGCCCACATCGGCAGCGTCCGCCTCGATGAGACAACCGGGGTTGACCTCATAGACTGGCACGACGTGTGGTCTGAGAACGGGCGATACCTCGCCGCGGCGTCAACTGCGCGCGCCGTGCTCTTCGCTGCCGTCAGCTTCGGAATCATGATGCGTCTGCCCGGTTGCTCGGAACTGGCTGTTGTCATGCGCGAGACAGCTAAGAGACTCCCCCACCCAAAACCCCGCAAGCAGTCGGCCACCGCCGAACAGATCATTGCGGCGCGCGCAGCTGCGCATCAGGCCGGACGGCTTTCGTCGGCGCTAGCCTATGCCCTGTGCTTCGAGACAGTGCTTCGCCTGTGGGACGTGATCGGCCAGTGGTGGCCGATGGACATGGGCGGAATTTCCGAAGTGCTCGACGCCGACCGGGATCTGAAATGGTTCGGTCTGCGCTGGGAAGACATCGACGCCGACATGGTGCTGCGCTACACGCCATCCAAAACCGCCGACAGCACTGGCATCAGCATTTCCTATTCGCTGAAGAAGGCGCCGATGGTCATGGAAGAACTGCAGCATTGGCCGATCGAGAAGCGCAAGGGGCCGGTCATCGTGGCCGAAGAAAACGGGTTGCCCTGGCGCGCCAAGATATTCGCGCAGCGGTGGTCCGTCGATCGCAAGGTCGCGGGCCTTCCCGTGGCCCTTTGGGCTCGAGACTTGCGAGCTTCAGGCATTACCGAGGGTAGGGCATCCGACGCCAGCCTGGACGATGCCAGCAAGGTCGCCGGCCATAGCGCAACCACCACCACCAAGCAGTATGATCGCGCCGTGTTGGAGGCCGCCGACCGCTTTGCTGACGCGCGCGTCAAGCGCCGTGAACAGAGCGGTAACGGCAGCGGTAACCCGCGGTAA